GTGGTGACTTGGTTAGCATGGCACAGTTATTCAGTGAGCAAGGGGTACATTTTATCAAGGGTACACGAGGTGGTGATACAGAATTTGCTGAACTGATTAATGAAAAGATGTGGAATGGATTTGACAGGAAGGGATTCTCTACTTCATGGCAACCCAAGTACAGGATAACCAAGGCTTGCCCCAACCATTGGACAGAGATGTCACAGTGGCGGTATAATGAATGGTCAACTAGCACTGGTGTTAATAAAAATGTTAAGGAGTCGATGATAGATAAGAACAACCATAGTATTGATGCGGTCAAGTACCTATTCAAGATGCTGTCTAGTAACTGGATGGCTGACAAGGTGGACAGTTTCGATATGTCAAGGCATGTGGTAAACTAATGTGGAAAGAATGGGATGATTTTGAAGAAGAACTTGAGAAAAGAAACAGATCATTAAAAGAGAAAGAGGAAACAAAGATGAGAAATTTTAAGAAGAAGAAGAAGAAGACTATTAAAAAACCTGTTAAAAAACCATATGGATATTAGGAGAACACAATGGCAGAAACTTATGTACAACCAAATACCCTGACTAATGATGACGGGGAAGAGTATGATGTTAAAACTGTTTGCTCCCATGAAGGACGCAAGAAGATGGACGACCGTGCTGCTAATGTAATTAATATATCTATGGAGACTGACAACAGGACGGCATGTGGCGACATTGGTGGAAACTACTAAGATAGCAAATACAACTGGTGGTATTGCAATCCATCACAATGGTAGGTATCACCCATGTGACAGCTTGATGGCATCAGTTTTCTTAGGCAATGATGACCACACAAGAGCTTACTGTATAGCAGGATGTCGTATTAAAAAGAAGCTAGTTGGTGGGCAATGGAAGAGCGATACCGAATACCATTTGTTTGATGAAGTCATAGGAAGATTATCACCTGACCTTATCAAGGAGATAAGAAAGTTCCTTAAGGATAACAGGATAGAACGCATCATCATGATATGTTCTGACGAAGACTTCAGGAATAGAATGAGGAAAGAGTTTGGATGCCGTGCTATCTTTGAAGACGAGAAGAGAAGGAAGAATGATTCAGTCATCTTAAGAGAATGGTTTGCTAGGAACAAGAGTGGCTCTGAAGATTCTCTACTTAAGGTATGGGGTGATTGCAGTGAGGCAGTTAAGGCTAACTATCCACCCACTCGTGACTGCATGGTCAGGCTTCTTGATTGGTATGACCAGAGGATGAATAAAAAAATAAGCGTACCTATAACATTATCACAGCGTACAGGTTATGGATAAGGAATTGGTAGTAGAAGAAGTTACTACAATAGGGAAAAAGTTCAGCAAGCAAGATGCTTTCATTGAACAGATTATAATGAACCCTAGCAAGAGTAAGATTTCTCTTGCCATCAAAGCAGGGTATGCAATCAAGGCTGTTGATAAAGCAGTCAGTAGATTGATGAACGACAAGGTATTTCTTCAGCGTCTTGAAGCTAGGAAAGATGAGATACAAATACGATTACAAGTAACTGCTGATAAGGTAGCCGAAGAGTATGCAAGGATAGCGTTCCTTGACCCAAGAGATTACTACGAGTATACTCAGGATGGTGGTGTTACTTCAAAGAAATCATCAGCTACCGATCTTAAACCAGTATACGAGATAGAAGAAACAAGATCAGGCAAGGGTTCTAACGGTAAGAATACTATTAAGCTTAAATTCTATAACAAAATGGATGCTCTCAAAGCATTGAGAGACATGTTCGGATATGACAAACCTTCTAAACATGCCCACCTCGTTGCAGGAAGTGGACAAGGACTCGATCCAAAGAGGATTGAAACGGCTATCCTCGGACTCATTGGCACAACTGCATCAACTCCTCCTTCTTAGGGATTGGGTCAAACATCCTAACAACTTTATATTCTCTGGTTATGTCAAGACCAAGGATGAGCATGACACAGATAATCCTGTTAAAGCATTCCCAGACAAAGCCTACCTTAGAGAAGTAATCAACGTAGTCCATACATCAGACAGATTGTTTATACCTAAGAGCAGACAGATAAGAATGTCTTGGGTCATGGTACTCTATGCTTTATGGGTAGCCCTGTTCTTTCCACATCAAGCTATATTTATTCAGAGTAAGAAAGAAGAAGATGCTGCTGCCCTTGTGTTTGACAAGAAGATGGAGAACTCAAGGATGAGTTTCGTTTACCATCACCTACCTGAATGGCTCAAAGAAATGGTTCCAGTGGACACCAGTTACGCTAAGATGAGATTTGGTAATGGAAGTATAGTGTGGGGCATCCCAGAAGGAGGGCATATCATTCGTTCTCACACAGCTAGTCTGGTGATATCAGATGAGTGTGCCTTCCAACCAGAATTTGAGGATGCCTACACGGCAGCAGTTCCTATGGCTAAGAAGATAGTAGGCTTATCTTCCGCAAACGGTGGGACATTCTTTGGGGATATTGTAACGGAGGTCATCTAAGCATCGTGTGGTTTCTCACTAATGTACATCACTAGCCTGTAATCTTTCGGATGCTTATTATATTTTTCAAAATCCTGCATAACCTGTTCAGCCACATCGTAGGTCAAGTAGCACCCGAAGTCCCACTCTAATCCCCACTTGCCATTCATCTTTTTTTCTATGATATAAACAAAGTTTCTTTGCTGATTGGTTTGCATAATAATTTTAATAGTAATCCCATACTAAGTCTTGTGTTTTTTCTTCATCTATATCAAGGTGCAAATAGTTTTCTCCTATACCTATGCGTGAGAACAAATGATTGTTGAATATTAGTTGCAACAATCTGAATCTTGACGCACTTGTTTTAGCTTCAATGTCTACGGCTTCACCAACAGCATGACTTGACGTTGGTCTTTTCAATGTCTCTGGATGTTCGTTACATCTATACCCACTGTTAATTTTTATTGGACTACCATATAGTTTACGCAACGCATCCAATCTTAATACCAAATCAAAGTTGATGCCGTACCTGCCATGACATTTACCACATTTACAACTAAACTCTGAAGCTTTAAAGTGTTTGACAAAAGACCAATCGTGGTAGCTCCCATCATCAGGGAACTCACCAACATTATTTATTTCCTTCCACCCCTCTTTGCTCATCTATCTTCTCCTTTAATTGTCTGATGGTGTTTCTCTTTCTGTCCATCTTCCCTTCAAGGTAGCTTATGTATGTTAACATTTCCTCCCAACATTTGTAAGCCTTAGATTTTTTAGTTGCTGTCTTAATTAGTTCTCTACCTAAATGCTCTATGCATTCATCTGGTCTTTCTAACCTATGTCTTAGGTCTGGTGTCTTCATTGACTCCCTCCATAAAATCCTCCACTGGTATAATAGAATAGTATAAGTGAGAACACTTGCTACATGGTACATATGAATCCATATTGAAAGGCACAACAACCCTCCAACACTCGTGGCTTTTCCTGAAAAACAGAACAGGAATCTTATCTTCTGCTTGTTCAACAGTTTGCTTCCACCACTTTTCTATCTGAAATTTCTCTTGGAATTTAACTTCGATGGCGTATCCATGTAGACCTAATATATCATAGCCACCCTCTTGGGTCTGCATAAGATTACGCTTGTACTCGCCCCCTAGTTTCTCAGCTAGGAGTTTGCATATCTCCCTCTCCCCTCGTTGTCCCTTCTGTCTGCTTGCCCTGCTCATATCGTGTTTCTCCTGAACAACAAGGTGAATAGTTCCCATGACATTTTTCACATTGGATATGTCCATGCACATCAATGGGTGTTGTTTCTTTGTGACATATGCTACATATTTCTTTCATGTTATTTCCCCTGAAATTCTTTTGCGTAAATATTAATAGGGAATCCTTGTAGCTCTGTTTGTTTTGCTAAATAAACAGAGCCAGTTCCTAAGTTACCAAGATGTTCATCGTTGATTATATGTTGGCTTTGCAACCAACCAACAATGGTATAGCTTGGCATCTCTCCAACAACCAATACATAAACATCGCATTCAGATATCTTCTTGGTGGTGGGGACAAGTAAATGTCCATCAAAATAATGAGTTGTCTTAACATCAATAGTTGTGTCAGACATTTTTAAATCGTAATCGCCCCTTGTAGTAGAGAAATCAGGATAAAGATTAAAGGCTTTCCCAAATGCCAACTCACCTCCAACTCCTTCGACTTCAGTTTTATATATAGATTGTGAGCCTGCCTTTCTGTTTTTTATTCCCTTCTCTCTGTTAGTCTTGTACCTCTGTTCAGCTATAAGGGCTGCTACCTTTTGTTCATTACTATTCAGAACAACTTTCTCGCCTCTGTCTAATGGTGTTTCTGCAAACATCATTTCTGCCATCTTGCTTGGTATTATCATACCTTGACCTCTCCATTTTTTATTCTATACTTCATTTCAGTTTCGGCTAGTCGTATAGCATGAGCTTTCATTTGTGACACTTGCTCTACAACCATACCAGTTTCGTTATGAATACAATAAGCATGTATCGGATATTTTAAATCTTTAACAACATAAGTTTTATACAATGCACCATCGGTTACTAATTCTCTTTTCGCCATAGTGTTATAAATCCTTTCTTGGTATTCTCTAGTATCCTGAAGAATAAACTGCGTTCATCATCAGTGATACCCTGACGATTAAAGATATGTACTACGTTCTCTTCTTCTCCTTGGTAGCCAAGCCCTTCTGCTATCTTGGCAATCCATAAATTGTACGCTAACATTTCCACGCCACAATCTTCGCTTACCTCTATCCTATTGTTACGGTTTCTATCTGGGTTAAATTCTTGGTCAAGAAACCTGTCAAGCTCTTCGTCTTTACTCATCTGGTTCCTCCTTTACAATTTTACCACCTAACTTTTTACCACGATGTATCCACAAGATATCATCCTTCTCTAATCCTTTCAATCTTGGGAGTTCACTCTCCATATAAACCACCAAGCCTTTATTTTTAAGGGACTTAAACGCTTGGTCATCTCTTGCTAGATAAAATTCCTCTTGAAATATTGGAGAGTATAGCATGACGTATCCATTTTTTCTGTAGTCATCTCTCCACTTTTCTTTCTGTATTACAGATAGATGTTTGAATGTTTTATCTAAAGCGAACCTTTGTTTTTCTGTTACGGTTTTACCAACAGCATCACTGAAAAATTCTTGGTATACATCCTTGGTAATTTCACCAAGGGTGAGTAGTATCAATGGTTCTTCTGGTGCAACTCCTTTCTTTTCCAAGACTGAATCAGCGTCTTGTTCATATTTGCCAGAAAAATTTTTTTCAGATTTTTCCACTTGGTCTTTCCCCCTCTGTCATTAATTGAGTACGTTCATTATAATTAAGATGTATACTCCTTGGTGATACTCCATTCCTATTCTTCCTAAGACTAAGAATGTACTGCTTATATTTATCTGGTGCGTCATCACCCTTGTCAGTATTCTTTATCCATTCATAGTGAAGGATCATAAAGGTGTCTGCATCCTGTGCTAACTGCCAACACTCACCGATGTTAGATAGCTCTGGTTCTTTCTCACCATCACGATTCATTTGAGCTACCACAATCAGCTTGATACCAAGCGTGGTACATATATGCTTGAGCATCTGGTTGTATCTACCCAAGCTGATACGCTTGGCGTTCTCTTTAAAGGCAAGCTTGTCATTCCTGATATGCCCAATGTAATCAACCACGACTACCTTAATGCCATGCTTGGCGTGGTACTTGTGTATCAAGCTAGTGATATGGTTAATGTTCTTCGGTGTATTGTCTGTCATATATAAGGTAGAATGTTCAAGCTTCTCTGCAAACCTAGCTACTAACTTGAACTCTTCTGGTGTGTTGCCGTAATCACCAGTATCTATCTTATCAATCTCAACACCTGATAGTATGGCAAGAACACGAGTAATGATTTCATCAATGTTCATTTCAAGATTGATATACAGTACAGGTATTTCTTCTACTGCAAGATTCAAGGCTATGTTAAGAGACAAGCCTGTCTTACCTACCCCTGTACTGGCTGCGATACAGTTCACATCCCTTAACCTTTTCATATACCTGTCAAGCAATGGAAACCCTGTCTGATAACCACTCTCTCCTTCTGGGTCTTCAAACCTAGCCTTTGCATTCTTATAACCACGCACTGCCATATCCTCTGGTGAGTAGACATCAACTGTCTTACTGTTGCTATCCACTTCACCCATCAATTGGAATACAGAAGAGTGTGCTTCATCAAGGAGAGTTGACGCATCATCATTAACCTCAAACGCTGTGTTCACAATGCCTTCCATCTTATCTATAAACTTACGCTTGATAGCTAATGCTCTTACCTTGCGACAATGAAATGCTATCGCTGTTGCGGTAGGGGTGTAGTCTTCCAGTGTTGAAAGTTTGTATACCCCACCAACATCATCAAACTTATTTTGATTCTTTAACTCATCAGCCAATGTAATCAAATCTATTGGTTGATCCTTACGCTTTAACTTAATCATCGCACTATAAATTATCCTCATATCACGAGAGAATAAATCTTCAGGATCAATCAGTGACATCGCTTCGTGTATTCTATCTGGCTCTCGGAATATAGAACCAATGATAGACGATTCAGATTCATTGGAGAATGGAGCCATCTTTATATCATTCATCCAACATCTCCTTTCTATACTTGGCTAACCTCAATTCTTCTTTCTGCTCTTGTACTCTCTTGACAGCAGACAGTGAACCGAAGTTAGCACTCATTGTGTTGTTCAATCGCATGGTTTGTATTGCATCAAACCACTTGATTAAACCCGGTATGTTCTTGGAGTTCTGCAACCAAGGATCATTACAATCCAGAAGATACTTGAAGTTCTCAATCAAGTTGTCATATCCAACAGCCATTGTAAGAGCCTTGATGTTTTTCCCTTGTTCTTGGTAAGCCTTGTTGCTATGGGGTACACCGAAGTGTTCCATGTATATAGCCTTCAAGTCACCAATTATTTCTGCTACTGTTTTAGTTGCCATCCATTCCTCCTTCGTAGAAGTTCAGGTATCGTTGTCCAAACCTCAACATGCTCATGTCTATGTACTCTTTGTTTAACTCTATGCCCATCACCTTCCTTCCTAACTTAATAGCCACCACTCCTGTAGTACCAGACCCCCAGAAAGGATCAAGCACAGTGTCACCTACCTTGCTACCTGCCTTGATACAAAACTGTGGTAGTTCTGGTGGGAATACTGCGAAGTGTGCCTCACTGTATGGCTTAAGGTTAATATTCCAGACATCCCTTTTGTTCTTCATCTCGTAATCATTTGTCTTAAGACCAGAGATTCTTTCCCTGCCGGGTGTCTTGTTAAGTTTACCCTTGTCCCTGTCTCTTACATTCTTATCGTATGTTGTTGTTGGTTCTTGCAATGCTTCATAGTCAAAGTAATACTTGCTACTCTTGGATAATAAAAAGATATACTCATGTGACTTGGTGCATCTATCCTTAACAGGCTCTGGCATAGCGTTAGGCTTGTTCCATATAATGTCCTGTCTTAGATACCAACCATCATTCCTCAATGCCAACGCCAACAGCCAAGGTATGCCAATCATATCCTTTGCCTTCACTCCGTTCACCTTGTTGTTGATAGCTGTTGACTGTCCAGTTCTACCTTCAGAATACTTTGGGTCAAGGTATTCATTCTTATGCCCAGTACCACAATAGGTATCACCAATGTTTAACCACAACGTGCCATCTTTTTTTAATACCCTTCTCACTTCACGAAACACCTTAACCATATTCTCTATGTATTCTTCTGGTGTTTCCTCAAGACCTAACTGTTTGTCAACCCTGTTGGCACCACACTTTAAACATATTGTTTTATAGATAGCATCACCAACCATAGGATTGTT